GGACTCTAGGAAAGCGTATCGTAGAGCCGCTGCAGAAGTAATGAATAAGAGAGCTGCAGAGTTCAAGAGATCCTGCCGCACACGCATGACAATGGAGACAGTCCAACGTTTTAAAAATCGTGAGAGGTTTTATATACCTTGGTCTTTTGATTACCGAGGTCGGGCTTATCCTATACCCGCATTTCTTACACCACAAGATACTGATTTTGGGAAGTCATTGATAAGATTTTCTGATGAATCAATTATCACAGATGAAGGTAAGGATTGGCTCGCCTTCCAAGTCGCAACGACATACGGTTTAGATAAATCAACTATGTCTGAACGATTGGACTGGACTTATAACAACATACCGTTGATCACCAGAGTAGCCACTGATCCTGTTGGGAATATTGGTGACTGGGAGGCAGCGGATGAGCCGTGGCAATTCCTTTCTAGTTGTGAGGAGTACTATTCGGTAGTAACTAAACGCACAAGAAACACAACTGGTTTGTGTGTAGCTACGGACGCTACATGTAGTGGCCTCCAGATCCTCGCTGGATTAGCGAGAGACCGAAAGACAGCACAACTCGTCAATGTGTTGCCTTCTGAGAGGCCACAAGACGCATATAAGGTGGTAGCTGATGCTGCCAAGCCTCATATACCTGCCACCTTACATGAAGTATGGGATAGAAAGGCGGTCAAGCGTACCGTCATGACAATACCTTACAATGCAAAACCTTTCTCGAATCGTTCATACATTCGTGATGCGTTAAGAGAGAAGGGACTTGAGATCGGCAAGGAAGATCTAACCGCTACTGTAAATGCGGTCAGGGATGCCATGCACAGTGTTGTCCCTGGCCCCATGTCAGTTATGAAATGGATTGAATCTGAAGTATCTAAAGCTATTAAGAGAGGAGCAACTGAACTTCAATGGGTAACACCTTCAGGATTTATTGTCAGACAAAAGATAATGAAGAAGAGGGTTAAGATGTTTGACTTACAACTACTAGGTAGATGTCAGTTAAATGTAGCCACTGAAGATAAGAATGAAGTAGATTTAAACAGACATAAAGCTGCTACTGCACCCAATCTAATTCACAGTCTAGATGCGAGCTTATTACATATAAGCATACGAAACTTCAACAATCCTATAGCCTTGATCCATGACAGCGTTCTCACACGAGCTGTTGACATGGGAGAATTATCGACTATAATAAGAGAGACATACATGCACCTGTTCGCAGAGCATGATTATCTCACAGAATTTGCGCAACAAATAGGGGCAGAAACAGAACCACCGATTATAGGTGACTTAAAACCTGAATCGGTTATTGATTCAACTTACTTTTTTTGTTAATGTACACATTATTTGATAGCTTCTTCGCACCTCCTACTATTGTAGTGGTGTCTGAAGAGAGACTGAAGGCTGCTGAACTTAAAGCTAAAGAGAGGCAACTGTTAGAAGTTAAAGTACGGATAGAGCAACTACAAGAATTCTATGATAAACTAGATACTGAAGTTAAATCTTTAGCACCATCATCAGATGTAAATGCTAAACCAGGTAAAGATCTAGATGCATTCGATGGAGTTGTATCTGATGTCTAATAAGAATATACATATTACTGATGAAATACAGTTAGAAGGATTTCAAGCTGTACTAGAACCTGGTAAGTTTGGTTACTCCTTAGCTGCTGTAGTAGATAATACAGTTATAGAGAAATTAGAAACTGAGAGAACAGATGTCCTTAAGTGGGCAGAATCTAAGCTAAAGAATCCTAAGCGTAGCGTATTAAAACCTACACCATGGGAAGAAGTAGCAACAGGTAAGCATAAGATTAAGTTCTCTTGGGGAGAAGACAGAAGACCACCTGTTGTGGATTCTGAAGGCACACCAATAACAGATACAAAAACACCGCTTTATGGAGGATCTACTGTTAAGCTTGGTTTCTTTCAAAAGCCATATATTCTTAAGGATGGTATTACCTATGGAAGTTCTCTTAAGTTGGTCGGTGTACAAGTTGTCAAGTTAAACACTGAAGCAGGTGTTAGTTCTGATGATTTATCTACTGAACAAGTAGCGGATCTATTTGGCACAACAAGTGGATTCAAAACTGCTGATGCACCACCAACAGTAGACACAGATGATCAAGAAGACTTCTAAACAAGCCTCACTCGAATGGGCACAGAAAACCTATAATGAGTTAAAGGCTAAGAAAGATAGACCTATAAAGTTTAGATCAAAGCTTGAAGAGAAGGTAGCTAACCTTCTCGAAGGGCTTGGAGTATCATACGAATATGAAACAAGCAAAGTTAGTTATACTATTGCCCACAATTATACTCCTGATTTTTGCTTGCCAAATTACACATACCTTGAAGCAAAAGGATATTGGGCCCCAGAGGACCGACGTAAAATATTGGCAGTAAAAAGAGATAACCCAGATATGGATTTAAGGATGGTGTTTCAATCACCCTATAATACTATATCTAAAAAATCAAAAACAACCTATGCTCAATGGTGTGATCGTCACGATATACCGTGGACTCACTTCCATGACATACCACTCGAATGGTTGATATGACCGAATCAGAATTTGTGACACATGAATCATGTGATCATTGTGGCTCATCAGATGCTAACTCAGTATATACTGATGGCCACAAGTTCTGTTTTTCATGTCAAACTTACACACCCGCAGAGGGTATAAATCTTTATTCACAGTCAGAACGGATGGCAAATGTTAAACTCAAAGGAG